TGGCGGCGCGGGAGTCGTTTCGCAGACTCCTGGTTCCGAGGCCGCATTACGAAGGTCAATCGCCTTGTGTCAGCGTGGGGAAAATATATTGTGATCGTAGACGGGACAGCCGAGCAGGCGACGGTGGCCGGGGAGTTGAGGGCGATTATCAATGCCCAAACGTAAGCAGCCGGGACTCTACCCGACGCCGCAGAAGCGGGCCGAATGGGAGCTTCGCCGGTATCAGATGCTGGAGCTATACAAGGGCGGCGCGACCGAGAAGCAGATCGGCGAGACCCTGGGCGTCGACAAGTCCCAGGTTCACCGGTCGATCAAGCGCGTCCTCAACGACCTTGCCGAGAAGTACAGCGGCATGGCCGACCAGATACGCGGCCTGCAAATGGAGCGGTACACGACCCTCCTCTCCCGGTGGTGGCCTCGGGCTCTGGCCGGCGACGAGGCCGGGACGAAGATGGTGATGTCGATCATGCACCGGATCAGCGAGATCAACGGCGTGATACCGAAGGAGCCGCTCATCACAATCGACCAGCGGGCGATCCACCTGACCCAGGGCGAAGTAACCTTCAGCATCGAGGCGGCAAGTGGGAACTACCTCAACGGCGACGGCCCCAACGGTGACCTATCGGAGACCGAGCCTCTACCCGAAGCAGCAGGCGGCGATATTCAGCCCTGACCGTTACGGGATCATCGAGGGGTCGACGAAGTGCGGCAAGACGGTCGCCTGTATCGCCTGGATACTGGAGCGGGCTATGGGCGGTCTGCGGGGTCAAGCGTTCTGGTGGATCAGCCCGGTCTATCCGCAGGCGAAGATCGCCTACCGGCGGCTCAAGCGCGGCCTGCCGGAGACCCTGTACACGCCCAACGAATCCGAGCTTACGATCACGCTGGTCAACGGTGCGATCATCTCGTTCAAGTCTGCCGAGAAGCCTGACAACCTATACGGCGAGGACGTATACGCCGCCGTGCTGGACGAGGCGACGCGGATGCGGGAGGAGGCGTGGCACGCGATCCGCTCGACCCTGACCGCGACCCGTGGCCCGGTGCGGATCATCGGCAACGTCAAGGGCCGTCGGAACTGGGCGTATGCCCTGGCGCGTCGGGCCGAGGGAGGGGAGCCGGGCTGGGCCTATGCGAAGCTCACGGCCACGGACGCCATCGACGCGGGGATCATAGCGTCGGAGGAGATCGACCAGGCCCAGCGGCAGCTACCTGAAAGCGTATTCCGCGAGTTGTACTTCGCCGAGCCGTCAGACGACGGCGGGAACCCGTTCGGGCAGGAAGCGATCCGAGCCTGCATCGGGGACGTCTCCGGCGCTCCTCCGGCGGTCTACGGGGTAGACCTGGCGAAGTCCGTTGACTGGACGGTCGTGGTGGGCCTCGACGAGACCGGGGCCGTCTGCCGGTTCGACCGTTATCAGTGGCCCTGGGAGGAGACTGTCCGACGGCTGGCCCAGGAGATCGGCCTGACGCCCGCGATCGTGGACTCTACCGGGGTCGGCGTCCCGATCGTTGAACGACTCCAGCGGGAGTTACCCAACGTCGAGGGGTACAACTTCTCCTCGTCATCTAAGCAGAGGCTAATGGAGGGTCTAGCGATGGCGATCCAGACCGGCGAAGTGAGGTATCCGCAGGGCGTGATCGTCTCCGAGTTGGACGCCTTCGCCTACGAGTACACCAGGACGGGCGTCCGGTACTCTGCGCCAGACGGGATGCACGACGACTGCGTCATGGCGCTGGCCCTTGCGGTATATGGCCGGACAAGTGCGCCGGGGGTCGGGGTGTGGTAGTTATATACCTACCGGCGGTACGGGTTGTCTACGGTCAATCTGTTAACACATCAGTGCCAGGGGCGATTTAGTGATCCACAAGGAACTCCGGTGCCAGGGGTGCGGCAAGCTCCTGGCCGAGAAGGCCGCACCCGGTACGGTAATCGTCTGTTCCCGGTGCAAGTCCCGCAACGAGGCTGATTGAGGGGAGTAGGCAATGGGACAGTGGAAGGACGTGTCGATTAAATTGAGCAACCCCAAAACATTCACCTGTGTTCGGTGCGGGATTGAGGAGGAGGCACTGCCGACCGGCATGATTGACCTCATGGGCGGGACTCATTTCACCTACCATACACCGCAGGGGTGGTGGAGTATCAGAAACCGATACGAGATGATGCTGTTCTGCCCAGACGAGGCAGTCACCATAGTGGGCGGGGAAGTCCTCGGCTAATTGACGCGGTTTAACCAGGCGTGGTATTATCCTTGATAGTGGCCTGATCCGGCGATGTGTCCGAGGCGCAAGCCCGAACGCCGGAGGAGGTCGCTTTGGCGTTCTGGGACACGCTGTTCCGCAAGCAAGCGGAATTGTCCACCACCGTCCCGCTCAACATGGACGCGGGCGTGGCCTCGTATCCTGATGTCAACTACGCGAGTTTTGCATCTCAGGGATACGGCAAAAACGAGATCGTTCACGCCTGTATCCGCGAGCTAGCAACCTCGGCAGCATCTCCGCGGTACTATGTCCAGGCACCGTCCACCGACGGCGGTACTGTCGAGATAGACCGGGGTCTCCTCTACGACCTGACCTCCAAGCCCAACCCGTACAACGACTGGTACTCGTTCATCGAGCGGCTGGTCACGTTCCTCATGGTCGCGGGCAACGCCTACGCCATCAAGGAGCGGTCGCGGAACGACCAGGTCTCGGCCCTCTACCTACTGCGGCCCGACCGCGTGACCATCGTCCCTGGGGATTATGGCGCGGAGAGCTATGTCTACACCGTGGGCGGCACCGAGTATGGGGTCGAGGCACGAGATATGTGCCACCTGGCCCTGCCCAATCCTGTCGAGGACATCTACGGCCTCTCTCCTCTCCAGGTCGCAGCACGAACCGTCAACCTAGACCTCAACATGACGGACTTCGCCAAGATTTATTTCCAGAACGCTGGCGTTCCGTCGGGTCTGCTGAAGGTAAAGCGTCGGCTGACCTCCCAGGAGGAAGCGTCAACGATTCGGTCACGGTGGCGTAGCCAGTTTGGCGGGGTCAACAACTTCCACCGTATCGCCATCCTTGACGATGACGCCGAGTACCAGCCCATGTCCAACTCTCCGAAAGACATGGAGCTGACCGGTCTGCACAACCTGACCGAGTCCCGCATCTGCGCGGTGTTCGGCGTTCCTCCTATCCTTGTCGGGGCCAACGTCGGACTCCAGCGTTCGACCTTCAGCAACTACCGGGAGGCTCGTCTGGCCTTCCACTCCGAGACCCTGGAGCCGATGGTCGCGAGGATTTTAAGGTACTTCAACCGCAACCTGTTCGACGAATACAGCGGGAACGAAACCCTCGCGGTCGACTGGGTTGCAATGCGGGGCGTCCTCGACGACCAGGCAGCGACGACCACTCGCCTGACTGCCCTATTCGCAGGCGGGATCATCACTCTCAACGAGGCGCGGGAGGAGTTGGGATTCAATGCGGTATCGGACGGCGCGGTGCGTCGCGTCCCGTCGTCGGTGTTTGAGATTGCGGAGGGTGCTGCCGCACCCGTTGCCGTGGACGCGGCTCCGGTCGAGCAGACGCTGGCATTATCTGAGTTGAAAGCTCCTCGTGTTGCCCCGCGTGGTCGGATAATGCGGCGGCAATTGATCGAGGATCGCGAGGAGGAGACGGACGCGCTGAGTGCCAAGGTGCTAACCCACTTCCGAGGCATCAGGAATCGCGTAGACGGCATCCTGGGGCGTCACATGGAGCGTCAGACCGAGGTGGTCAAGGACTATCCATTCGGCGTTGAGGATATGCTGCCGCCCATCGAGACGGGCAACCTGTCGCGCATCCTTCAGGCAGCGGCCCAGAAGGTCAGCAAGCGCACGTTCAAGATCATCAACGACCTCGGCATCGCAGGGACGCTGGACTGGGACGAGAAGCTGCCCGTGGTGCAGGAGGCACTGGTGCAAGCTCCGACACGGGCCGCGATGATCCACCGGACAACTAACAAAGCTGTCAGCAAGGCCGTACAGATCGGCGTGGAGCGCGGCTACACGGTCACGCAGTTGGCGCGGGGAGTGCCGGACGACAATTTCCCAGGCATCCGCTCTCTCCTGACCGAGACCGAGAACCGCTCCCGGCTGATCGCCCGCACCGAGGTAATGAGGACGCAGAACCAGACCACGGTCGGGTTCTACAAGGAGCAGGGTTTTTTGTACGTCCAGGCTGACGATGGCGGCGATTCTGACGACACCTATATTGACCCTGGCGATGGTCGGACTTGCTCCGAACGGAACGGGCTGATTTACTCAACGGAAGCAGCCGCCCTTGTAGACGACCACCCGAACGGGACGCTCAACTGGATGCCGATGCCCAGGGGATTCAAACCGGAGGAACAGGCAATATGATCCACAAGACCATGATCGCTAGCGCGAAGGCCATCGACGAGGCCGAAGGTATAGTCGAGGCGTATACGAACACGATGGGCGTCATGGATGCGGACGGGGACATAGTAGAGCCGACCGCGTTCGATAAGTCCATCCGCGAGAACCTCCCGATTCCCGTGCTGTCCGGCCACGACCAGGGGAAGCTGGTCGGCAAGGTAATATTCGCCCAGCCCAAATACATCACCGGAGACGAGTATCGGCTGTTCACCAGGATGCAATTCAATATGGACACCGAAGCGGGCCGTGACGCTTACAGCAATGTCGCAGGCGACTACGTCCGCGAGTGGAGCATCGGCTTCAACATCCCGAAGGAGAGCGATGTGAGTCAGGAGGGCAGCGACGTCTCGACCGTACTCCGTCGGATTGCGAATCTTGACTGGGTCGAGGTCTCGTCGGTCATCCGAGGATCGTCACCGTCTACATCTACGGTCGCGGCCAAGGCTTCGCCAGTAACGGACGATGTGAAGGGCGCGATAGCATCTCACCTAACGGCATGGGTTGAGGACGCCTGGGACGGCGATCTGATGCGGGGTCGGATCAAGGGTGGCGCGGCGATCCTCCGAGCGGCCCACGCATGGGTGGATACCGAGGGTGATCCCGAACTCAAGTCGAGCTATAAATACCTCCATCACCATATTGGTCGGAACGGTCGAGGCGGTGCGGCTAACGTCAGGGCCATCACGACCGCCCTGGCGAACCTCAACGCCCGCCGGACGGCGATACCGGAGACCGACCGACGCGGGGTCTACAACCACCTGGCGCGGCATCTCCGCGAGTCTGGCCGGAAGCCCTCCGAACTACGGTCTGCCGATCTTCCCGATGGGTCGAAGCCGTACCCGAATTTCCACGCTTGCAGGATACGGGAGCCAGGTCAGTTCGATACGTTCCGCTCCAGCACCGAGACCATTGACGACCGGCCCGTAGAGATACTCTTCGGGCGAGATACGGAAACCGGCGATTGGGAAATCGCATCATACCGCCTGCCGTTGGATGACTGGAGCGAGGCCGAGGCCAGGTCGTTCTGCACCGATCACGACGGCATCCTATTTGAGCCAGCAACTGGCGAAGCAGACACCGAGGACGCACCGGACGTAGCCGCCTCCGACACGGCCCCAGAGGCCGCCTCGGACACGGCCCGACGCGCCTTGCGCCTACAACGTGCCAAGCTCGTACTCGGTTATAAATTCCAAGCATATAAGGAGTAAACGAACGATGTCCACGTATGACACCAGACAAGAGGCCAATGCGCTGCTAGTCCAGGCCGAAGTCGCTCTTGAGGCGGGTAACGTCCAGGGCTTCGACGCGATGATTGGGGATGCTCAGACCAAGATGGCAGAGGCCGACCGGATCGACCAGGCGGCAAGCCAACTCAAGGCGCTCAAGGGCGAGTTCAATCGACCTGTCAACACCGTGCCGATAGCCGACAAGGATGTCGCGGCATACGACCCGAACGACACCGGGGCGGTTAATAAAGCGTCATATCAGCCCTCCTCGTGGGTCAAGGGAATGCCCGCAATGGCGCAGCCCATGTGGGTGCAGGAGCAGATGGGAGTCACCCAAAAGGAGGAGGCTCGGTTCCAGACCGACACGTTCGTGAAGTGGTTAAGGTCTCCATCCGACGACGTGTTCTGGAAGACCGCATCGGCAGACGAAGTCAAGGCGATGCAAGAGGAAACAGATGCCGAAGGAGGCTTCTTCGTTCCTGAGCAGTTTATCAACCAGGTAATTCGAGACCCAGGAGTTCCAGGGTCGCAGCTTCGGCCCCTCTGCACCGTGATCCGCGTCAGTTCCAAAGATGGCTACGTTCCCACGATGGGCAGCGCGACCTGGGCGGCTATCGCGGAGGAAGCGGCATACAGCGACCAGACCCCGACCGTCGGGCAGGTCGCCTTCGCGCTGGAGAAGTCTGGAGGGCTGGTCAAGGTGACCAGGGAACTTCTGGACGACAGTGCCATCAACCTTCCGGCGTTGCTGACTCAGGTGTTCCAAGAGTCGGCGGGTCGGTTTGAGGACGTGGGCATAATCAGCGGTAACAACACCACGCAGTACGCCGGGATCATGTCGGATACAGACGTTGCGTTCTACACGATGGCCGGATCGACAAGTGTCGTCGTGGCAGACCTCATCGGCACGTTCTACGCCTTG